GGGGCAATTGTTCAACTTTTGAAAGGTCTCTATGCCGCAACCCTTTAATCCCGAAGTGGCGCGCACCGAGTGTGCCGTTTGCAGTTCATCCGTTTCCGTCAAGGTCAACAAGGGCGGAATGGCCTACTACCGGTGCGACGTGTGCAGCGTTCACCAGGTGTTCTACGACAAGGCGCGTAGTGATGCCTGGCTATCCCGATTGGCCGGGGGCGTAACGAAAAATGAGTCACCGAAAAAGCCGGTGGAAGCACCGGCAAAGCCACCGGAAGCAGCGCCACCACCACCACCTGCGAAACGCGCGGCCTTTAGTTTGTGGGGTGGCGCATGAGCGAGCGCGACGACATTTTGGCCGAAGAGAAGCAGCGCGAAGCCGAGGCCGCTGCAAGCTCCCCAGCAGCGCAGCAGCAAGCCGCCCAGGAGCAAGAGCAAAAGAGCTTCCAGCAGGAGCAAACCGAGTGCATTTTGCTGCTGCTTGCCGGTGCTTTGGAGCTGGGCGGCAAGCGCTACCCGTCTCTGGCAAACCACGCCAAAATCAACAAAGCCGACTTGATGGCAGTGGCACAGCCGGGCGGGGCGGTGGCGCAGAAGTACGGCATCGACATTGCGGGCTATTTCAAAATCATGGGTCCAGAAATCGCGCTCTGTGTTGGTGCTTGGATGCTGTACAAAAAGGTCAGCGAGTGCATTGAGCACGACACCAAGCGCGAGCAAGCCGCCCAGCAACAGCCCGCACCGAGTGAGGCCGTACCGAGTGAGGCCGCACCATGAGCCAAAACGATGCAAAAGTCACGGCGGTGATTGGCAGCACGGGGATGGGCAAAGGCGTTCTCATCAAGCGCCAATTGCTCCCGGCCCGCGCGGGGCGGCGCGTGCTGATCTGGTCACCGCTCGAAGAGTCGGACGAATACGGCGCGTTGCCTGGCGCGGTGATCGTGCGCAGCTTCAAGGCGCTTTACCAGGCGCACGATGCCAAGCGGCAAATCATCGTGTTTCACCCGAAGGCTATCAAAGCCGAATTTGAAAGCTTTTGCCGGGCGGCGTTCGAGGATTGGCGCGATAGCGTGATCGTGGTGGAAGAACTGAGCGATGTCACCACCGCAACCCATGCCAGCGAAGCATGGCGGCGTATCAGCAAGCAGGGGCGGCATCGCGGCCTGGACGTGATCGCGGCCATGCAGCGGCCCGCCCAGGTGGACAAAGAGTTTTTCGGGGCATGCACGGAGGTATTTTGCTTTCGTGTGGGCCAGGTCTACCCCGACGATGCCAAGCTGATGGCGAAGGTGATGCGCACCCCAGAAGACGAAATTTCGGGCTTGCCGAAGCTGGATTTTGTGCATCGGAGCATCGAAACGAACAATATTTCGCGCGACTCGGTAGCCAAGCTGCTGGCTCCAAGCCGCTCGAAGCCGCTTAGAGCGAAGCATTGACCTAATTTCGGGGCGTGGGCAAGGTGCGGACTATGCAAGTCCCTACCTTCAAAGCCATCGCCAACGAAACGGTTTTACAGGTGATTGCAGTGGTGTTAGCCGCTGCAATCATCGCGTCAATTCCGAAGCTTCGGGCACTGGTACACGAAGGCAAATTTTCCTCGTAGTCCCATTGCCTAGGAGCATTCGCCATGATCAACAAGCAAACCATTCATTCCGCCCTGCTCGTGTTGGCAGTGGTCGGCATCGTTGCCGCAGTCCAAGCGCACGTTGTCAAAGTGCCGTTGATCGGGGACTATCTCCCCGGCGGCGCGCGCATGTAGTCCAGTAGCACCCATCTAAACTACTGGAGAAAACTTCATGCGTTACATCAAGTGCAATGTGGTGGAAAACGTCGCGGCCAACGGCGTAGCAACGATCAAATTCCCGCTGGGCGTGACTTATGAGCGCGTGCTGCTGCAACTCGGTGGCGGCTCGTTCACCAAGTCGATGATTACTGACATTCAGTTCAAGATCAACGGCAAGATGTTTTGGCGTTGCACGGGTTCGCGCGTTGACCTGATGAACTCGTTCAAAGCGCTTACGGCGGCCGCGACCATGTTGGTGATTGATTTCACCGAACAGGACATGAAAGAAATCATCGGCACGCTGGGCGGCACAATTGCCGCTACCAAAGAGGCCGGGGTTCAGTCGTTCACGGCGGAAATCACTATTGCGGGCGCTACTACGCCTTCTCTCACGGTGTGGGCGCAAGTCAGCGAGCCAAGCGCTAACCCAGTTGTCACCAAACTGGTTCACATCAACGAGGTGATCTCGGGTGCGCAGCGCAAGCTTATTTCTGTGCCATGGGGCTATGCAGCGGGCGGCTTGCTCAAGCGCATCTGGGTCTTTCATACCGGCCTGGTGACCTCGCTGGAAGTGCGCCGCAACAACGTCATGTTGCACGAAGACTTGCCGAATGCGGTCAACAACCACATTCAAACTGAAAAGCGGCGCGTCACGCAAACGAACCTGCAAGTTTTCGACCCGATTATCACGAACATGGGCAGCGATCTGGTGGCGACGAAGGGCGCAGCGAGCGGCCCGGAAGCCGTCAATTCGTTTGACGTTTTCGTGACCACGTCAGCGGCGGACACCTTGAACATCTACGTCGAGTATCAAGACACCAACGACCGCGTGTAGAGGTGACCTATGAGCCTATTTGACGGCTTTAACAGCGGTACGGCGGAAGACATGGGCCTGACCGATGCAGAGCGCGAAGCCGGTAACGCGGCGGGCGTTTTGCTCGGTTCAGGGGATTTCTACGATGCTGAAAAATTCCGCAACTACCGGCCCAATGACCCGCGCCCCTGGTGGGAAAAAGCGCTGGAAACGGGCTTGCCGCGCATCGTGGATTCGTGGGCGCAAGACCGCACGGTCAAGCGCTTGCTTACCGCCCAAACGGCGGGCTTCGCCAGTGCAGCGGACGGTAAAACGCTCGCCGTGGGCGTGCGCCGTGGCGATCAAACCTTAGCGGGCTTGCAACTCTCGCCCGGCGTGCTGATCGTGGGCGCGCTGGTGCTCATCGTGTTGTTGCGGAAATAGTCATGGATCCTTCGGCCCTTGCGTTGCTCAATGCCGGGTCTAGCGTGCTTGGTAAGGCGCTGGGCGGCAGTTCGGGCGGCGGTGGCCCGATTGATTCGCGTAGCGAGCTATTCGCACCCACGGACACCAACGTATCGGTATCGAGCATCTTCGATTCGAGCGGCTGGACGGTATCCACCGGCAGCAGCAGCGCGCAAGGGGCAACCCTGGGCGCGCGTGCCGGATCGGTGGCCACGCCGGGCGGCGCGTTCGGCCTAAGCGTAACGGAAATGATTTTGGGCGGGCTTGTGCTATGGCTATCCTTCAAATAGTGCCGGGCATTTACACGGCGCAAGTGCGCCAGGCGCTCGCCGCGTGTTGCCGTTCCGCCGTGTACACCATCGACGATCTGGCCCTTCAGATTTACCGGGGCGCGAAGCTATTTGAAGTGCAGGCCGAAGGCGCGCCCGTGGGTTGGTTTGTGCTTGACGTGGCAGACCGCGCCAATGGCCGCGAAGGCGTGGTGTTGGCAGCAGCAGGGAAGCTCACGGGCGTACAGCTTGCGCAGTCAGTGCTACCGGACATTGAGCGGCGATTCAAAGAGGCCGGGTGCGCGGTAATCCGCTTTCAAACCCATCGGCGCGGCCTGGTGCGCGTGATGGCGCGCGCCGGGTTTTTTTCAACGCATGTAACGATGGCGAAAGGCTTGGCATGAGTGCATCTTTCGCACGCGCGCAGCTCCACAAAAGTAGCAACCATCAAGCCGGATTGCAGGGCTATCGGGGGGGCGATGAAAGCAGCTCAAGCAGCTCCAGCAGCTCCACCTCAAACACAACGCAGACCTACAGCGAGACGCGCAACACAGACAAGCGTCAAGTTGTCTCGGATTTTGGCGTTGGCGTTAGCTCCGATTCGAGCACGGTTAACGTAACGCAAAACCAATCTGACTTCGGGGCGATTCTGGGCGCACTGGGCTTGTCGAAAGCCGCGCTCGAAAGCAGCGGGGCGGCGGGGCGCGAAGCTTCGCAATTGTCGCGTGACGCGCTGGCCCAAGCCGCCCAGGTGGCAGGTGATGGCCTCTCGCAGTCCGTGGAACTCTCTCGCACCGCGCTTGAAGGCGCAAACAACAATTTCGAGCTGGTGATGCAAGGTGCGGGGCGCATGTTTGACCGCATCTTGGACGGCAACGCCAAGAATCAGCAAATCACCGAGGAAGTGCTGCGCTCGTATTCCCCGCTCGACGGCAATCGCGCGGCGGTGAAAGACAAGCTCGATGCAGGTGTAAAGATTGCTATTGCTTTGGGCGCAAGCTTTGTCGTTGCGAAATTTGTCCGATGAAAATCATCACTGAAACCCTTGCCGCGAACGAGACCAAGGGGTTCTCGTTCGTCGGCGAATACCTGGAAGTGCTCCAGGCCGACAACCCGATTACGGTCAAGTTCCGGGGCATGGCTACCGGCTTCGGTTCCGAGGAAATGGAAAACGTGCTTTCGGGCATGTTTGAGCGGCCCAAAGGCGCTTACAGCGGCTTCACCGTGACGAACGGGGCCGTTGCGCAAACCATCAAACTGTTTGTGGGCATGGGCGACGGCGGCTCACGTCGGCAACCTGGCACGGTCAACGTGTCGGGCGTGGTGGAAACGCGCGACGGCGGCACGGCCTACGGCGCGGTGTATTCTGCGGATGGCGCGACTGGCGCAAGCCACCTCACTACCGTCATTCTTCCGGCCGCCAACGTGAATGGCGTGCTGATCCACGCTGCGACCCAGTATTCCAGCGATGCTGCGAGCAACGGCCTTAGTACGCTGCTGGCGAAAGCGAGCGCGCCGGCCGGCCTGATGGACGGCGACGTACTCGATTTTCAGCAAGCCCCGACAAGCGTAGGCGGCGTTTACTTCACCACCCGCAAGCTACTAAGCGCGGTGCGCGTGCCGTCAGGGCGCGGCATCTACATTTTTAACCTCATTGCGCAAGCCAACAACATGCGCAACGTCGTTTACACGATTCTGTGAATGTCAACCATCTTGCTCTATCTGCTATTGGCCTGGTGGGCTTGTACCTGCTGGTGCAGCGTAGCGCCCAGGCGGGCGCATGGGTTGCTGATGGCGATGGCGTTGCCGCAGCGCCCGAGTACGCCGAAAGCGACTTGGACATGTGGGCGGCAGCGGTTGAAAACCTATTTTCCGTTACGCCAACGGCCATTGAAGGACAGGTGATGCGAACGATCTCGCAGCAAGGTCTAGACCTACTCAAGCAGCGTGAGGGCTTTTCTGCCACGCCGTATTGGGATTTCCACGGCAACAGCATCGGCTATGGACACCTCATCAAGCCCGGCGAGAACCTGACCCACGTCACGCAAGCCCAGGCCGAAGAGCTGCTACGCGCCGATGTGGCGTGGGCAGAGACGGCGGTCAACGATGCAGGCGTATCGCTCACGCAACCACAATTCGATGCCCTGGTCAGCTTTGTGTACAACGTTGGTGCTCCCGCCTGGGGGCGCTCGACTTTGCGCCGAAAGCTCGTTGCTGGCGACACCAGCGGCGCGGCGGCAGAGTTTGCCAAATGGAATATTGCGGGCGGCAAGGTGCATAACGGCCTGGTTGCGCGGCGTGTCCAGGAGCGAAGCCAGTTCGAAGGAGCACTCTATGCGTGATGTCATGCTGATCGTTGGCATGGTGGCCCTGGGCATGCTGGCAGGCCGCAGCTTGCAGCGGCCCGCGATGGCGCAACCGATGCCACCCGGCAACGCGGGCGTGAGTGGCGCATCGAATCGCTTTGGCGCGGCCAACCTCACCCCAGGCCAAACCACCTCACCGCATGAACACCTGTTCGGCGAACAATACAAGCTGTATCGCGCCCAGGGCGGTACGGAGCTTTCACCCGAAGAATACATTGCGATGAGCTCGTACACGTCGGACAACTACTACTAACCATGTTGCGCCTGGAAGCCTACGCCATCGGTGCGCTGCTGATCCTCGCAGCGGCGACCGGCTATGTGGTCTATCGGCGCATTGAAAAGGGCGGCATTGGCGCGGTGTTGCCGGTGGCGATCAACCCTGGCAGCGATCAAAACTTGGCCTACCGTGGAGTAAACGCCCTGGGCGGCTCGCTCACGGGTCAAGGCGACAGCTTCGCGCTTGGATCATGGATTCGTGACATGCAGGAGCGCGTCACGGGCACTGGTGCGTATGCGCCGGAGCCCGGCTATTTGCCCATCGAAGCACCCGCACCAACCCCGTTCAACGTAGGAGCCTAAGATGCCCAAGAAAAAACGCACGCCACCCCGCAAAGCCAACGGCCAGTTTCGCAAGCGGAAGAAGCGCTAAATGTGGCCCGCTGTAATTGCGGGCTTGTTGCCGTTGCTCGACAAGCTCATTCCTGACCCGCAGGCCGCAAACAGCGCCAAGATGGAAGCCCTGCGCCTTGCGGCAAGCGGGCAACTGGCAGAGCTTGACGCATCAATGCAGGTGGCACTTGCCCAGGCCAACATCAACCAGGTGGAAGCCGCCCAGGACGTGTTTAGAGGCGGTTGGAGGCCGTTTTGCGGTTGGGTATGTGGCGCTGGCCTGGCCTACACCTTTTTAGCGCGGCCTATGTTGCCCTGGTTCGCCCAGGTGCTTGGCTTTGACGTACCGCCCATGCCCGACATCGACACTGACACCCTGATGTTGCTGCTAACCGGCATGCTTGGCCTGGGCGGCTTGCGCACCTTCGAGCGTGTGAGGGGCAAGGCATGATGACCATAGAACTAGGGTTCACCGTGGCCAACCTCATTGCCATCGCCACGGCGCTAGGCACGGGCATCGGCAGTTATGTCGCGGTCAAAGTTGACCTGGCGCGGGTGCAGGAAAAAGTGGCCAACGCCGACCAGTCGGCGCGTGACGCGCACAAACGCATCGACACCCTTGTCAGTAAGCAGCACTGATCTTTAACAATTCGCAACGTACCATCGCGGCGCGCTCCATGTGCGCCGCACCTTTTTTAGCGCAAGAAGCCATGCCGGTGCAGCATCGGTGCGGGCGCGGCGCGGCGGCTTAAGCGTGCGGCGCGTGGGTTCGGTTGCCAGAAGTCGGGATTGATCGGCAACTGCCAGAAACGACCATAGAGCGGCTCATTCGCTGCGCCATAGTCAAGCTTGCGCAGCATCTCAATCGTGGCTTGTTGCGCCTCTATTAAAATCGGAGTAGTATCCGCTTCAAGCCGCTTATTTGAGCGGTTCCAACGGGCGAAAGCGGCCCCCTAAGCCGCGAGTAGCTCACCTTTTAGTCTAGGGGGCTAAATGAAAATGCTTATCATCGAAGGGCAACCCTGCCTAACGATCTCGCGCTCCATGGTCGAGCGCGCAAATGCGCTGGTGCAGGTCGAAAAGCTGCGTGCTGGTCGGTTAAACATCAGCGTAAGCCCTGATATTGGCGAATATCTAACCATCATCTTGGCCGGTCAAATCGCGGGCAACGAGCAAAAGTACAAAACTGAGTTGGCAGAAATTGAGGCGGGCCGGGCTCTGCGGTATGGGGTGCGGGCATGAGAACCACAATCCCACTCGCCATCGAAGACCTGAAGCGCCTGGGCAATCTGGGCGACTTGCCGGAATACCGCAAGCTCACCTTGCGTGATTTCATGATCCGCATCTTCCGCGCGGGCCTGACGGCACTGGAGCGCGGCGCAGCGAAGCGAGAGGTGCGGGAATGAGGTACGCGATGCTGATTGCGAAGGGCCATTACGTCGCACAAATGGACGGGCAACAGCTAGTTGCCGCGAAGCACTACCAAGCCCCGTTGATGACTGCAGGCGAGATAGAGGAGGCACATGTTTTTGTTGGCAATGAGGCGATGCAGTTTTATTTTTCGCGCCCTGATCTGGTGGACGAAGTAAAGCTTGCGCCCTTAGACCCTGGCTATGAGGTGCTCACGGTCTACCGGCCCGACAGAGCGCCGAAGCGTGCCATAAAAGCCCTCGTACGCGCCGGAATACTGACTGGCGCAACGAAGCGGGGGGGCGAATGAGGGCCGCGTACAAGCTAAACGAACAACTGGCAGATAAAGCCGTTGCCCACATGACAGAACTTCATGCATGTATCGGTGTGGCCGATAAAAATGCAGAGGCGGCGAGGGGAGCGTACCGTGCAGCTTACGACCTCTACATGAGCGCCATGGGCGCTTTTAAGCAGGGCCAACAGTGGTTTGTGTGGAGCAAAAAACGGGGGGCTTCAGTGATCCTTCCAGGAGTGATGCCTGAGGCCGTAAAGTTCCTTCGAGAATTTGATTTAGGGGGCGAATGATGCGAGATTCGCTTACAGAGATTTACAAATTCCTAGAAGTAAAGGTTGCGCGCTTGCAACGTGAGGGAAAGTGGTTCGATCCGGCAAATAGCAACGTTCGCGCGCTCTGGCGCGTGGTGCGGGCGCTGCAAAACCTGCAATTCGGGGCGGCAATTCACCACTTCGATACGCTGATCGTAAGCCGCGACGACCTGGCATCGGTGGTAGCCGACGTACTACCTCACTCACCCGATGCGAGCACCATCCTTTGGGAGGCGCTTTTGGACGCGAAACGCCGAATCACGCGCAGCGGCCCGCCCAATGAAGCAGCTTGAAGACACCAAAACTATCGACATGCTAGGCGAGCCGACAAAGCGCGGGCGCGGTAGACCGCGCAAAGCCGACGCATTGACCAATGCCCAGCGACAGCAACGATGGCGGATTCGCCAGGTGCTTACGCGCCCCGAGGGCGTTGCAAGCTTGGTCTATGGGGGCGAGGGCGCATTTAAAAAAATGCGGCGGCCCAGGTTTTATGAATGGCACGCAAAGGCGCGTGATTTTTTCAGCCAAGAAGAGTACATGCTGATCTTGGACGCTCGTATTGCGTGCGAATCTTTGGCCGCAACCGTAACGAAAAATCCAACAGTGCCAACGGCACAGAAAGGGGGTGATTAAATGATTCCAGGCGCACAGGTAGCGAGCACGTCAAGCAAAAAACGTGTTGGCGAAGCAGGCGTAGTCCAGTCGATCAAGAAAGACGCGGACGGCGGCATTGCTTCCGCATCGGTGAAGTGGGACGCGGACGGCGAGATTGAAGAAGTCAAGGCCGCAGACCTACGATTGCTGGCCATGTGATGTACAGCCATCCAGCAATTGCGCAGCAACAGCGCGAGCACTACAAAACGCGGCCAGGCCTACGGGCTTCGCCGCGTTTTTTGGCGGCTTGCATCCTTCTGGGCGGTGCAATCGCCGCCCTGATCCGCTACCGAGGCTCGCAATGAGCCTTTTTTCATGCCCTCACTCAAGATCAATGAGCTGGAGCAAGCCGCCTTGTTCGGCTTGCCGCATCTCTCCATAGCGCTCTACGTCATCGCGCTGCGCCCGCGCATGAATTACGCCACCGGCCTGGTGGGTAGCGGCGTATTGATCTCCTGGCGCGCCGTATGTGAGTGGCTTTATGTCGAACCTCACCCAGGCGTGCGACGCGGGCCAGTCAGTCAGTCGGCAGCGCGGCGCGCGACAGAGTGGCTTATCAAAGCCGGGCTCATCAAAATGCGCTCCAACGGGGCGCAACGACACCTCATTTTTGAATGCGTAATGGCAGACAAGGGCAGCTTTAAGCCGAAACAAGCCGACAGTAAGCCGACAGGTCAAGCCGACAGACCCCCACATAGGGAAAAACCACCTCAAGCCGACAGACCCCGACAGGCCGAAGCCGACAAGCATCCGGTATCCGGTAGTTTTAATATACGCAGTACTACTACTACCTTCACGGTTTCTAAGGCGGACGGCGAAAAATCAAGTGCGGCGCACCGCGCCGACGAAACACCGGACGCGGCGCAAGCGCCGCTTGAATTGTGGCGTGGGCTTTCGCCCACGCACCGAAACAGCTTTGAATCCGTGATCCGGCAAGCGCCCTCGCACTTGCAGCAGGCCGTAGCGGACGAAGTAAGTGCGGTCTTTAAGAGGGGAGTCGAACCCTCACGGCCCTTAGCATGGGTCAACGGCATCGTTAAACGGGCCGTAGAAGGGCGGTTTCGGCTTGACGCGGGGTTAGCCATTGCCGACGCCCGTTTAGCGCGTCAGAGCGCCTCTACGCAAGCCGTGGAAGCACCAGGCGGGACACTTTCCCCAGAAAACAAAGAAAAACTTGCGCAGTTGACCGCCCGGATTGGGCGGCGAAAGGGGGGCGCGTAACGAAAATTCATCCGTTGAAAGTTGCTTTGGGGGCAATTGTTCAACTTTTGAAAGGTCTCTATGCCGCAACCCTTTAATCCCGAAGTGGCGCGCACCGAGTGTGCCGTTTGCAGTTCATCCGTTTCCGT